AATACAAAGACGGCTGGTTCAGCGGCACCGTTAATGCCAATAGTCTGAAGCTCAGTTCTACAACTATAGGCGGTGGATCAGGAGGCGGTGACTGTGGCTCCGTGTACATCGACGGCGGAGCGACAGGCGGATGGGAAGGACTCAACATCGGTGGGCGCGCAGTTTTCATGCACAACAACAACAACACCACGGGCATCTATAACGATGTCAACAATCAGTGGATTCTCAATGCCAGCCACCAAGGCCCGACCGGTCTCTACCACGCTGGTGTTCAGAAGGGTTACACCTACGGCTCAGGCTGGCGAGTAACTGGCAACCTGCTGGCTACTTCTAACGTCTACGCCTACTACTCAGACGAAAGACTGAAGGACGTCGTAGGAGCCATTGAGGAGCCGCTGGAGAGCGTTAAAGCTATCCGTACGTTCTACTACACCCACAACGACAAAGCCCGTGAGCTGGGTTATGAGGGCTCTGAGCGGCAGGTAGGCGTAAGCGCCCAGTCTGTGCAAGCTATAATGCCCGAGGTTATCGGACGCGCACCCATCGACGACGACGGGGAGGGTGGCTCGGTGACGGGGGAAGACTACGTAACTGTACAGTATGAGCGCCTTGTGCCTCTGCTAATCGAAAGCATCAAGGCCCTCTCAGATCAGGTGGAGGACTTACAGGAGCAAATTAATGCTATACAATGAGACAACCACTACGCTGTACAAGAGGGCGAACGTAATCGTCATCAACAACGATCTGGGCAGTGCGCCTGAGATTACGTTCCAAGAGCAGTACGCTACCGCAGAAGGTGAGGCAGTAGATGGAAGGGTAGGATCTTGCGCGTTGGTAATGCCTTCAGAGGCAGACGCTACATTCCCGCTGGAACATCCTATAACGGGCGACCCATTAGGCGAGGCCAGCTTTGAAAGCTTGCAGGTCATGCTACACTCTCTCTACCTCTACACGGCTACGATACGCGACAACCCGCCGGTCGAAGTAGAGCCTACAGAGCCTACGGAGCCTACAGAGCCTACGGAGCCTACAGAGCCTACAGAGCCTACGGAAGAGGAGAGCACAGATGGCCCTACAGCCTAGCGGACAGATCACCCTTAACGAGATACATATAGAGGCTGGCGGGGCTTCAGGATCTCAATCCTCTATTAACGACGCAGACATACGAGACATGATCGGCAAGGCTAGCGGCGCTCAGTCTTCGTTCAGTGAGTTCTACGGCGCGTCATCAACCAGCATTGAGTTTATCGGATCGGGCTCGGTTGGATTGGGCAGTGTAGAGAGCGGCATTATTTGGAGCGCCTACAACAGTGGAGCGCGTGAAGGCGATCTTGTTGTTGTGTGGGGCTTTAGTACGTACCAACTGGGTAATCACGCGATGGCCCTGCCGTCAGATGGCAGTATCGACTCTAGATTCTTCTATGCGGCAGGTCAGGGACAGACCAACGCTAACAGGATTGGTCACTACTTCATCCACAACAACACATCCAACGGGGGCAGGTGGTACTCGAACGCCGTCTACTCTGGACTTTACGGTCGGGTTCATTACGCGATCTTCAGAGGACCCACGTCAGCCGCATTAGTTAACGCTAATGCAACACGAGACGCCAACCATCTGGGGTGGGTAGGGATAAGCTACACGACCGGAAACTATTTCTCTGAGACTGCTCCTCCCACAATATCTGCGCTGTCTGGCTTTTCTTCCTCAGATAATTACTACACGGGTAATCTTTCAGGAAGGGCCTCCAACGGATATACATACGATCACATGTATTCGTACAGGATGCGTACCCAGTATAGGATTGACGGGGCGGCCAATCTACCATCAGGTGGAACAGCTAACGCGTTTATTGAACTTAAGAGCTAAAGCAAAAGGATAACACACCATGCTAGAACGCAGATCAGACGGCTGGTATCAAAAACAAAAGAAAAGCGATGGCTCTGAGGTTTGGGTTAAGATGGGTGGCGAGACTGACCGCCGTCAGACCGAGGCGTACCACGAGGAAGCAAACGAGCACTCCCGCAACTATCACTGGAATCCGGATAAAAACTACAGAGATAAGTGGCAAGGCCTCTTCGGAGGTGTCAGTGACATGTATAACTACTCCCCTAGCTTTGGCTCAGGCCCTAATCAGAACTGGGGAGGAGCCTTACAAGGCAGACTAGAGCACAGAAAACAGGGTGATATGAAGAGGAGGAGCCACTTCGAAAGTAGGTACGGCACGACTTCTTACGATTATCAGCGTTCTACTGACACGCGAAACAACGCTATAGAAGACATGTATCGGAACGGGTATGATACCCAGCAGATTAAAGATCATGTTAGAGGCAAGGTAAACATTAACGATGTAGAGCCCAGCTACAAGGAGTACTTTAAAGCGCGTAGGGAACACGCAGGCCCAGTTAATGCGGCCGACGCCATACGTGGCATTGCTCCTGACGAGCCTGTGAGTGAGTTCTGGGGAGACAACTACTTCCACAACGTACCTGACGCTCCCGTAGCTGGGGCCAACCCAATCACGGGATCTCCTCCATCAGGCTCACCTAGCACAGGCGGTGGGTTCATGGACGGATACAACAACACGCGACCGATTGCGGACAGGTCTCCTATCGAGCCGTCCGAAAACTCTTTCATGAAATCCTATATGGAGAAGAGGGAGGCGCTCGCGAATCGTACCTCCACCAAGTCTCTATTCAAGGATATGATCGATCATGAATGAACTAGCTAACGAACTCCTGAATACTGATACCAGTGGTTACGCTTCACTCCTCTCCGCTAGCGAAGGAATAGAAGAAGTCGCCGAGGGGGAGAAAGAAGAGGCCCACGCAAGCTGGGGGTCAACCCTGAACTGGGAGGATAGCTTTGGCCCAGCTTCTAAGCACCTTGGTGTATCAGAGGGCCAGTGGCAGGCGTTCATTGAGGGCGTTAACACCGTTAAGGGTGAGATGGCTAAATGGTCAGCAGAAGGGGGCAATGGCGCTCGCGTTATGCAGGACCGGTCTACTCCTAACATAATGCGTGATAGGCGAGTAGATGTCCTGATGTACAAAAACCCCGGCATGACTGTCGAGGAAGCTATCGCACAGGTTGAGTCAAACCCCCAGTATCAGAAGTTTGCTAAAGACTTTGCCTATTACGAAGAAATGCAAGGCACTCTTAATCAGCTTTATTCGAGTGTTGGCTTAGACAATGCAGGCACGATTGAGGGCGGGTCTGGAACCAGCCACGGCAATGGTTACACAGTTGACTTTGATTTCATGACCGGTGATGTCTCCCATAACAAGGGAGATGCTATCCATGATTTTGGGAAAATGGCGATCATGGGGGCAGTAAGTTTCGTTGTAGGTCCAGCAATAGCGGGTGCTTTGACAAGTACGCTGGGTGCGGCAGGTGCTAAAGCGGCGTCATCAGCCATTATGAGTCTGGCTAAGCAGGCGGCTGTTGATGGCAAGGTTAATTTTGGTGATGCCCTAATCAGTGCGATCACATCATACGGGACAACAAAGTTACTCGACAGTGGAGTAATAGATGATCTGGTTGGACGTACCGAGAAACTACAAGAGATTACTAATAACTTGAGCAATGCAGGATGGTCAGCGGAACGAATCCAAGACGCGTTTCTACGAGAAGGGATAGATCCTAACAACCCCGGCGGCGTGGCAAAGCTATTAGATAAGTTCATGAATATGCCTGTTCAAGACATTCTGGCAGATATAACTGAAGGCGAAGGAGACAACCAGCCGGTCTGGGACGCGCACGGAGGCACGGATGAGATAGGCAATCCCGTAATCAACATCCCTAATTACGAAGATTTCTATGAGGACGATAGCGGAGGCGGTGGCGGCGGCGGCGGGGGTGGAAGCGATGATTCCGCTCCTGACACTGACGGCGACGGCATCCCAGATGATGAAGATGAGTTCCCTAATGATCCGCTTAATGGTGGAACGCCTCCTGCTGAGGGCCAGTATGAGGTAGTTGAGGTTCTTCCAGACGGGTCTGTACGGGTTAGAGATAACCGTGATGGCGACGAATGGATACTGCCACCGGGAGGTGATTATCAAGTAGGGGATATAGTCCCCGAAGCAGACATGGGTGACGCCGTTGGTGGGAATCCAGATTTAGACAACGGCCCCGGAGACTTGGACAAGGTAGGTGACACAGACGTTGTCTGGTCGCCTGTTCTAGGTGACTTTGTTGATCCTTCAGTTATAGATCCTACTACAGGCGAGCCGGTGGGAGAAACACCCGATCCAGAAGTCCCCGCTCCAGAAGGCGACGGAGATCCTAACTCCATCACCCCATCCTTTGGATGTGAATCAGGCTACGTAGATGGCACAGGAGCTTGTGTACTCCCCGGCGATTCTCGCCTTCCCGGAAATGGAGAAGGCGACGGCAGTGGCGAGGGAGATGGCGAAGGAGATGGCGAGGGAGATGGCGAGGGAGATGGCGAGGGAGATGGCGAGGGAGATGGCGAAGGAGATGGCAACGGCGACGGCAACGGCGACGGCGACGGAAACGGCGACGGAAACGGCGATGGAAACGGCGACGGAAACGGTAACGGCGATGGCCTAAACCTAGGCGAAGGCCTTGGGTTAATGGGCGGCGGCGGCTCTCACGTCAATCAATGGGGCGAGCTGTTCGCCTACGACACTGTCGATGTCTACAAAGCACCCAAGGGGCTGGAGCCTCTGACTAAGGAACTACAAGGAATGCTATCATGAGTCAACGATACACTTACTTAGAGATCGTCAACGGGGTGCTCACGCGCCTCCGCGAAGACACGGTCTTAACTCTGGCTGGGTCGGACGATGTAGTCGTCAACCTAGCAAAGGAGTATGTCAACGATGCTAAGACCATTGTTGAGAAAGCGCATGTGTGGTCGGCTCTTAGCTATGAGTGGACCTTAGCTACTGTTGAGGGAGAGGCTAACGCAGATCTCCCCGACAGCGACAACTCATGCATCATCGACTACGTGTACGATGGGCAAGGCTTCGAGCTGAAGCAGAACACCAAAGAGTTCGTACGCAGTCGGTCGCTTCAGTCAGCAGGGGAGACAGCCTCTCCGCGCTACTACGCCATCGACGGCATGAACCAGACTACTGGTGACCTGCGGCTCAAGCTGTACCCTACGCCCGACGCGACCGACACTTACACGGTGTACGGCTACCGGACTACGGACAGGCTGGTGAATGACACAGACGCTGTGTTCCTTCCCTACCTACCCATCCTCTACTACGCCACAGCCTTAGCGGCGCGTGAGCGTGGGGAAGTGGGAGGACAGGGTCCGGACGAGCTGATGGCTATCGCCAAGAAGTACCTACAGGATGCGGTGGCTATGGAAGCTACTAACTCAGACCTTGAGAATATCTGGACGACTGTATAATGGCCCAACAACAGCAGAACATTACGCTAGACGCGCCGGGATTCCAAGGCGTCAACACAGAGGACAGTCCTATTGTACAGGACGCTCAGTTTGCCAAGCGGGCGAACAACGCTGTGATTGACAACCTTGGCCGGATCGGCGCTCGTAAGGGGTTCAGCCACTACACCAGCAGTTACGACATCAGCAACCTGTCGCCTCCAGCAGGGCAGGACAGCTACGTCGTCAACATGTATGGTATCCTTGACGCAGACGGAGTTCAGCCCGTCGTGGTCTGCGAGGTGGAGTGGTTCAACGACGTCACCTCCCTCGGAAAGACTTATGAGATTGGTGTGGTTGAGAACCTCCCCAACCGAGTTGTGTTTGTAACACGACCGGCTACTACCCAAGCACTCAAGGACGCACAGATCGTACGGTTCAACGACCCAGCCACAGGCGCCGGTCAGTACCTAGTCTTCAACGCGGACGATGCTCTGACGGTTGACCCAGTAGCTGGGACGGCGGTGTCGCTGTTTGGAACAGCAGGCGCTGTACCTCCGCAGGATGGAGGCGGTGTGTACCAGTCTACGTGCGACGCTACTGTGGCGTGTGCCGCGTACGGACGTGTGTGGATGGCTGGGTTCCAAGGGAACTACAGCAAGATACACTACTCCTCGCTACTCAACCCTACGTGGTGGTACGACGGCAAGGGTGTGCCTACGGAGAGCCAGAACACAGGCGGCATCATTGATGTCTCCGAATACTGGCCCAACGGCAAGGATCGAATCCAAGGTATTGTAGCACACAACAACATGCTGGTAGTCTTCGGACGCGAGAGCATCCTGATGTACGGCAACCCCCAAGGAGATCCGGCGGCTATCGGTGGCATCTTCCTACAGGACGCCATTGACGGCATGGGCCTAGTAGGGCGTGACGCTGTGTGCTCGACGGGAAGCGACATCTACTTCCTCGATGAGACCGGCGTACGGTCACTCGGTCGGTCGGTGCAGGAGCAGTCAAGCCCCATCGGCGACATGACTATGAATGTACATACGGACATCTCAGGACAGGTGGACTTGGTGAGGAGCCAATACTCCGTCAGCCTGACCTTCTGTCCTGCTGAGTCATTCGTTATATGCAACTTCGCAGAGAGTGAGGACACGTTCGTACTAGACACTCGCAGGCCTTCTGCTACAGGAGGCGCTCGCATCACAACGTGGTCAGAGACTCCTTTCTGGCGTGTTGTTGAGAACGAGGGTGTCATACTTATGACAGGTAAAGCTGGTCAGGGGCTGTTGCAATACAACGCCAACGTGGACAACACGGACGACGGCTACACCTTCGTATACGAGAGCAACACCCTTGCCCTCGGAGATCTGACTAGGTTGAAGTTCCCGAAGAAGATGGACACTACGGTCATAACCCGCAACGGCGACAGCAATCTAATGATGCGCTGGGGCTTTGACGGAATACTGTCCTACTCTAAGTCATTCGTGGCTGAGGGTATTGAGGCTGACAAGTACAGCGACCCAGAGGCAGATGTAGAGCACGTCTACTGGAACGAGGCTACGTATAGCACGCAGGGCGATGACAAGATCAGTCGCTTTAAGGTTAATACTAAGGGATCAGGCAATACAATCAATATTGGTATGGACGCCACGATCCAAGGCGGTACGCTATCCGTACAGCAATTTAACGCACAACTTCTTCTCGGGAGAATCGACTAATGGCGGGATTATTTGACGCAGTTCAGACAGCAGGAGCGGCCGCAGGTGGCTTCGCTTACGCTGATCTGATACAGGACAGAGGCCAGCAGTATGCTAAGCAGATGGGCGAGCTGGCCGGTCAGCTACAGGGTGACTCCGCATTTAAGGGCTACACTGTGAAGACAGGGGACGGCACCAGCACCATCGGCGCGGACGGGTCGCTCGACATGAGTGACGTAGGTCCGGATCAGGCGATGGTGACTAACGCTCAGTCCATGATGGGCAACAACCAGTTCATGCAAGGGGCCGCTGGCGCTATGGAGAACGCCCAGATGGACACAGGGGCAAGGGAGCAGGAGATCTACAACCGCGCTATGGCTATGCAACAGCCGGGGCTAAATCAACAGCGTGCGGCTGGCAACGCTCAGGAGTACGCCGCAGGTCGCGGTGGAGTCATGGGTAGTCAGTTCGGCGGCACTGGTGAGGATCAGGCTATGGCCCGTGCTCAGGTAGGGGCGCAGAACCAAGCGGCCTTCCAAGCTATGGGGCAGGCACAGCAGGAGATGATGAACCAAGGTCAGCTCGCTAGCCAGTTCGGTCAGCTCGGTAACCAGCAGGGTCAGCTAGGCCTCTCGCAGTATCAGGCGGCTTACACTCCAATGAACTACCACATGCAGGCTATGGGCCTTGGCAACCAGACAGCGCAGATGGCGCAGACGGGCCAGCTCACGGGCGCAGGGTATGGAGCACAGCTCGGCCTCGGCGGTATTCAAACGGCTGTTAATGCAGACAAGGCGGCATCGGAGTTGTACGGCAATACTCTTGGTCACCTCATGTCTAATGCTGATAAAGAGGGCGGTGGTATGTTGGATTCAATAATGAAGGGCCTCGGCTTTTAAGGAGATCACTATGGCTGGTTCAGACCAATCAGTAAACCTCGGCGGTATGCTTGGGGATATAGGTAAGACGGTCGGATCTATGGGTGATGCCTATGAGCCGGTTATGCAGGCGGCTACTAAGCCCCGTGGAAGCATGGAAGACCCCAACCACCTACAAGCTCTGGCACAGTGGGCTAGCCGCAATGGCGACAGCGCGGCCGCTACGATGTACATGCAACAGGCGCGTGAGCTGAAGGCGGATCAGAAAGAACAGAAGAACATCAAGTACAACGCCGACACTTATGCTATTGCATCAGAAGGCACGGCACATGCAGGGACAGGAGATGTAACAAACCTTGACCGCAACATCGCCATGCTACAGGAGCGCGTAGCTAACGCCACCTCTACTCAACAACAGGCTCAGGCCCAGCGTGCGCTAGAGGCCGCTCAGGCATCCCGCAAGGGGGCGGTAGGGCAACAGAACAAGAACCACGCACAGGCGATTACGGCTATTGACGCACAGCTTGCTAGTGGTGTTGACGCTAATGGTAACCCGGTAGACCCGCGTGCCCTAGAGGCCATACGGAATCGTAAGGAGGAGTTGCTCAAGAACCCAGAAGTTCAGTCTGTCCTTAACGAGCAGAATATGGAAGCATTCCGCGCTAAGCAGGCACAGGATGCTATGGAAGAGCAGGCGTACCTAGATAAGAACATGCCCGCCTTGCGAGATGCAGTGAACGATCCAGCAGAAGCAGACAGGATTATCTCGGAGGCTCCGCCAGCGGCTCAAGACTCACTTCGTCAGACCTTCAACTCTATGCGTCAGTTCCAAAAGGGCATTGAGGAGACGGAAGCGCTATTCGCAGATGTCAAGGTTCCTTCGGACATGAAGACCCTACAGGCTCGCGTAAGTGAGATACCGGAAGAGCTACGAGCAGGCGCTACTGCTACGCTTGAGAAGATACGGGACATAGAGTCTCGCCGAGACGGAAACGGGTTGCTTACTCAGGCAGACGCCATATCTCTTAAGAACGCTAGGACGGCGCACACTACGTCGCTAGTGTCGGCGTCAAACGCTATTGGTCAGCAGGAGTATGCGGCACGTAGGGGACAGGAGCGAAAGGTAGAGGCTGAGGTACAAGAGCTACGTGAGTCGCTTGAAACCTATCGACCCACTGATGCAGACGTTAGTAGACGTGCGGAGATGCTGGCTGAGAAGGATAGCGCCTACGTCAAAGTTGGTGCAGACAGGAAGGGTAAGGGTGGACGTACTGTACTCAACACCGGCCTCTACATGGAAGACGCGGCGGCTTCGTTACGTCAGGAGCATGAAGCAGACGTGAACAAGCAGATCGCGATCAAGACCGGCGAGGTTGCAGAGACGCGTGAGTTTACGGAGTCTGAAGAAGCCCGCATTCAAGAGGGTCTACGGGAGACCGGAGCTACGCGGGATCAAGTTATCAACCACCTCGACGCTAACGACTTGTGGAGTCCTAAGCTAGAGGAGGTAACTGTTCCGAATCGAAAGCTCCGAAGCGGTGAGAGCCCCGTCAACCGAACAGGCGCATCCGCTATATACAAGGACTCGTTCATAAATCAGGGAATAGACGCAGTAGGCGACTTCTTTGATGATCGGGGAAGAAGAGCGAAAGAGAAGCTGAGGGATAATCCATATGGCTGATGATATTTGGGCAGGACTGAGGAATGACTCAGATGACGAATGGGCTGGTCTTAGATCAGCCTCTTCTGACGACATCTGGGCCAGTCTCAGGGACGAAGAAGAGCAGGAGGAGGTCGAGTACAGCACTGGGCGTCAGTCCGTTGTGTCCTTCTTCGAGGGAGCTGTTGGCCTCGGTACGGAGGCGGACGCCCTGCTCAGATCTGTTGGAAGTGATATGACTTACGAGGAGGCATTGGCTGAGACGCAGAAGCGGCAGTCTGCCTTCCGTGAGGAGAACGAAGCTCTAGCTACAGCCACCGAGTGGGGTGGCATTGCGGCTGGCTTCCTCGTACCCGGAGGCGTGCTCGCTAAGTCTGGGCAAGCGGTCAGCAAGGGCCGTCAGGTGGCTCTCGCGGCTGGCGAAGGTGCGGCTATGGGTGCGGGCTATCAGTACGGTGCTGAGGATCTGGAGACAGGTGAGCGAGGCTTCGCTACTGGGGCGGTACTTGGCGGAGCTGTCGGCGGCTTGGCCGGTAAGTTCCTCATCAAGAACGCTGACCAGCTACAGAAGATGGAGGACGAGTTACGTAACGTCCCCGGCCGTGGCTCCCACATCTGGGGAGACGAAGGCGTGGCTGAGACAGCAACTGTCAAGGTTAGGGCTAAGGGTAAGGACACTGCCCAAGAGACTTCAGCTCTGGATCGTAAGCGTAACAAGGCAGGGGATGGTGAGTCTGCTCTAGAGGCTGAGCAAAGTCTGACTGATAAGGGAATAGGGATGGCAGACTACGCTCTGCTGGGTACACGCGAGTGGGTAGAGAAGTATGCAGGCAAGCGAGCAGGACGGCTGACGTCAATCGCTGAGCAACAGATGCGTCTCGTTGACCGTGAAGTCCACGGCCTTATGAACGAGTTCTCAGAGGATGCGTACAAGCTGTTCGAGAACAACCCCGACCTGTATGAGCAGATGGTCAACATCGGATACAAGGTGGACCCATCTGACGTAGGGCCGGAAGTCCCTCTCATGCTGGACAGGGTAGCAGGAGGCAACGACACCATCGCCAAGATGCGTGACGTGTTCCGAGAAGTCAACGCGCTAGACATGCCTGCGTTCCAGAAGGGTAAGAAGAAGATGTACGACTACTTCCCCCGCGAAAGTAAGGGGAAGCTGGCCGACGGTAAGCGAGCACGGTTCGACGACTACGAGAACCCTATGACGGCTATGGCTAACTACTCTGAGGACGTACTAAACGCACGAGCACTGGCTCAGACGTTCTTCAAGGGTGAGGCCGACGATGTGCTCGCTAAGCTAAAGCCTGCGTACAATGGGCAGTCCCGTGTGGACGCGCTCATCGACGCTGTGGAGAAGGAAGCACGACAGCAGGGCGGTACGTCTGCGGCCAGCCACAACCTAGCCGAAGGGCTACGGGCCACCTTGATCAGTGCCAAGACGGGAGGTAACTCTCTAGGCTCAGCACTGCGTAAGGTCAGCTCAACAGGCCTGCTGGCTAACTGGTCGAACGCCATGCTCAACACCATTGAAGGCGTAACCTTGCCGATCTACATGAACGGCATCAAGGCCACCGCACAGTCCATGATCCCCGCAGTGGGGGCTACGATCAACAGCGTAGCGCGTCAGTCTCCGGGGTTTCGTAAGAACTTGTTCGATCAGAACTGGGTGAACAACGAGACAATGGGTCTGGGACGTCAGTTCATGGGCGAAGTACACGCAAGCGCGGACAAGTCTATACAGAAGGTGGTGGACGATGTGTCCGCTTTCTTCTACACCGCGTCTGGCGTACGTACTGTCAACGAGATGGGCCAAGAGATAGTGGGTAACAGCGGTGTCAAGGCGGGGATGAACCTCGCTAAGAATGCTGTTAAGACCGGCGATTACACTAAGCTGGCTAGGCACCCTGCGGCGCGTGGCATGACGAATCAAGATCTAAAGCAAGCGGCCAACGGTCTGGCGTCAGGAGATGCCAACAACCCGTGGGTTCGTGAGTGGTACGCTCAGACGTTAGGTCTCGCTCAGCCGGGATACGCTTCGTCTATGCCGATGGCATTCAACCGCCACCCTAACGGGCGCGTGTTCTACGGTATGCTGTCTTACATGAACCGGCAGTACAACCGCCTACGTTCGGACATCTACCTCAACGCCAAGGACGTAGCCAAGTACGGCATCAACACGCCCAAGGGTAAAGAGGCGTATAAGTCTGCCGTCCGTAACTCGGTGGTCTACACGGCTACTATGGGAATGGCTAACGGTATCTGGGATGACTTCCGTAAGGACATCAACGATGCGTATGAGCGGGACGACCTCCGCGACTACTTCACCGGAGATGCGGATATACGTGGCTATGAGATGGGCGACATCAACCAAGCCCTTGAGTTCCTCGGCGACACTACATTGAATCAGCTAGTATCTAACACCTCTAGCGGGTTCTTTAACGTGAGGGCTGAAGAGTTTGGCGGGGATGTGTTCGATCCTACTAACGCACCGGCTATCGGAATGGGCAAAGCGGCAGTGAACGCGGCGACCTCGGCGGCTGTCGGTGACGTGGACCCTGCGATTCGATTCGGTCAGACGTACGTGCCGGGGGTGGCACAAGCAGACAGGATAAGCAGGGCGGTCACAGGCGACCGGCTGGTGGAAACTGGTATGCTTTCTATGGATTCTCTTTACGATATGATAGATAGGTGAGCAGTAATGGCTAATGAAGAAATGGCAAGGAAGCTAGGCCATGTAGAGAGGGAGCTGACTAACCACAGCACTGCTCTGGCTACCACAGCAGAGCAGATGAAGTATCTAGCACAGCGCTCCGACGAGAGGCTTGATTATATAAGGGAACGATTCGACGGCCTACAGGCTGACGGTCAGGCAATAGCCTCTGTGCTCGACCAACGGCATGAGGATATGATGCTGACTAGGCGTAGGATTGTGGCGGCGGGTGCTAGTGTATTAGCAACCTGCTTCACAGCCGCGTGGTTTGCGGTGATCGTCCCCATCATGGAAGATGTGGCAGTACTAGAGAGGAGGTTGGCCGATGCTGAGAAACGTATTGTTAGTGTCTCTAGTAGCTCTGAGCCTTAGCGGGTGTGCTCAGACACTACTGGCCCCTCTAGTTAAGGATGTAATGCTAGGAGCCTCTCCTAAGGCTATGGAGGCAAAAGCTAACATAGGGCAGGCCCGTAGTGAGGGTGATGATAACGTCGCTCAGAACGCCAATACGGCCGTCTCGTTGGACAATGGCACTAGAGAGGTGTTTGAGGGTGAGGTAGGTACTGTGGTGAATGAAGCTGGGGTGCCGATACATATACTGCTGTTGATTGTAATGCTGGCAGGATGGGCGATACCTAGCCCAGAGGAAATGGGGCACGGGGTTGTTAGAATTATCCGTGCCGCTAGGATTAGTCGGAGATAAACTCTCGTCGTGGTCGTACGTATATCTCGTATAGCTGGGCAGATGGGCCATGCTCGTTGTTGATTAACGAGACATCGTATCTAATGCGATTCCAATGATACGCGGAATCACCGAAGCTACGGTCCCCGGCTGATCTCTCTGGGTTTGATATAGTCCTATTGGGGAACATCTCACCACACGTAACTAAGGAGTTCCAGAAGGATATCCTCTGCCCCCCGTACGCCATGAGGTCTCGGTAGGTACTACCGCATAGTTCATTAGCTCCATGACCAAACTCGGGGAAGATGTAGCCCGTCGCCTGATTGTCTGAGTTATTGGGACCATGTGCCAGACCCACGGCATGTCCTAGTTCGTGTATGTCTGTATCAGGACCACACCTAGACAGGCCCACTGGTGGGTATCCCTGACGGAACCGGACGTTAGGAAAGGCAACGCCACAGGTTCCGCTATAGGATACCCCCGAGCCTAGGGCTAGGTCCGTCGCAATGGTGGAGGCCTGTAACTCCAAGGCATTCAGGGTTCCGAGAGGGGCGAACCAGATCCCCGCTAGCTCAACGTCGATGTGGATTCCGGAGCGATCGAAGAAGTCCTGATAGCTTGCTATCATTCTGTCGACCCTCTGTCGCTCACCTATTGAAAGGTCTCTCTGAGCCGGCAGGCGATCATCACTAAACTCGTTGAAGATAATGGCAATCTCTATCGTCACACGCTGAGTATCCTCCTCGCCGTAATAGATAAAGCCGCTTAAATCCCCACGGTATAGGTATCCCATACAGTCGCGTTTAGCTCCGTTGCTGTTCTGCGTGGCCGCACACCTAGGCTCTTCGTGGTACTGGAACATATACTCTTCATCGTTGATGGTGACGAATCCATCCCTAGCTCTCCCGTCCCCGTAGATGTGGAGGGTGGTGCCATCGACTTTATCACCTACATCGCTCGTCCAATCAGAGGACGGCTCACCTTGGACCCTGTAGTCCACAGTTACCACCACCGGCTTGAACCTGTCGCCATACGTGTCGTCAATGCTGACGTCCAGCGAGGGTGCTATGTAGCCACACTCCGTAGAATCAACAGTAGTCTCCTCGTAGAACCCACCCTCACCGTCATGGTAGGTGGAGACGAGGTCGTAACCCTCGCACGTCTTCTGGTATAGCTCCCCTGATGGGGGCGGTGGCGGCGGTGGGGTCGGGGTTGGAGTAGAAGGCGAACCGCCTCCTCCCCCTGATCCCCCGCAGGATGCCACCAGAGCTGCGAACGCAATCACTAGCAGTGCTTTAGGTTTCATCGTCCCTCTCCTCTAAGTCAAATCCATACTCGTCTGCCGCCTTGCTCATGGCAAGAGACAGTAGCATGTTAGAAGCTTCCTTGCTCCATGCTCGATACCTACGAATAACGCTGTGCAGGTGTGTTATGTACAGCCCCATGCCTATGCACAGGACTGCCAATAGGATCATGCTGTCGTTAGTCATCTGTCTAACTCCAAGTAATCTATCATCGCTGATAGTCGTTTGATTGAATCACGCGCGAAGCCTAACGCCTTGTTACATGGCTGGCATATCAGGCCGCGTACGTCTCCTGTGGTGTGACAGTGGTCAACGACCAAGGGAACGTCGTCCCCGCAGATATGGCAAGCACCCACGTCGAGCATCTCGTACTCGTACTGACTGATTCCATAGTGTCTCTGCCTGTCGTACTCCTTCCGCACCTCTGAGTTAGCCGCTCGGTACTTGGCCTGTACCTTCTGAGCGCATGTCTTGCACTGCCTACCTGTTGGCCTGTAGAACATATCGTCCGGTAGGTCAGTGCCGCAGTGGGCGCAGTACCTCATCTCTCTAACTCCTCGGGGTTGTGCTTCAGTTGGTGGAGCATTTGAAGTAGATTACATAAGGCGTGGCCGAGGTGGTTGCGTCCCGACTCTGGGTCCAGATCCTCTCCGCTCTGCCATGCAGACATGTGCCGCATCAGGCAGGCGTAGGACACGGTCCAGTTGGTTGGCCGCTTCCAGTTGTCACGCTCGTACTTACCCGCCCCATACTCCAGAACCCTCGCGGCCTCCTCAAGTAGCTCCAGAGGGATGAGGGAGAAGTCTGCCTTCCCCTCGTTGTAGCGTAAGCTTCGCTCAGTGGACTGTGTCATCTTCTTCACTCCCTTCAGTTCCATTGATGTATTCCATAACGATTGCTGTCTTGCCTATCTCCAGCATAGTCATCATGCCATCGCTACCCGTCTCGCTATTCCCACACAATGCCACGCCGACCTCAGGGATCAGCGCTACGGCAACTATCTCAACATCACCATGCTCCATCTCAGCCTGACTCATCAGGTCAGCGAACTGGCTCAGCGCATCGTAGGCAGGCACTCTCTCTTCCTTCACAGGGGGAACGGGGCGTAGCTTGTATACGTTGTCATCGTCGCTCATACCATGTCCTCAAGTAGTCCTCAAACAAGTCTGCGTTCTCTAGGATCTCCTCATGCAACGCATCAACCAACTCGTTGATGTCGAGGTCAAGGATCTCAAGCACGTCGATGGGGTCTAGCCTCTGAATTATCTCTTGTATCAGTGTCATCTCTTGTCTCTCCGGCTGAACATACGCTCAGCGTCTGATGAATCCGTAACGGTTAAGACCAGAAGTATGGCGAAGGTTATGGCGAATGTTATGATTCCAAACTCAATACTGAATGTCCCAAACATTATACTCTCCTCACCTTCTTGCCTAGGTTCATGTACTCAATGTGTGGCTCGCCGTCGATGACGACACCGCATGAGATGATGGGCTTGTTCGCGAAGTGCTTGCCGTAGGCAAACGCCATGTGTGCATGGTTCACACCACACCCAACGGCCAGACCCCAGACCAGCTCCTGATCGGTAGCTGTGGCTGAGATGCCTGCGTTGCTGTGGTTGTGGCCCGTCACGGTACAGCGCATACGCTTCTCGCAGTCCTTGCGGAATCCGTTGACGCCTCCGGCAGTCTCGCCGTGATGGTAGAGGACGCCGTCGATCTCAATCTGATCCGCTACATCCCATCCCTCGGGCATGCCGAACAGGTCTTCCATAGGACGCAGGAAGATGGACGGCTCCATGCCAAGCTTGCGAAGCTGTCGTGCGGGGATGCGGTCGTGGTTACCCATGATGAGGGTGGCCTCAGGGAACGCGTCGTACCAGTCCTGTGCCCGCTCGAACGCAGACTCATACTCGCCTGACACGTTGTGAAGCATAGGCTCACTGTCGTGGAAGGACAAGCTGTGGTTGTCGAACATGTCTCCGATGTGGACGATGGTGTCTACGTCCCATGCGTCAAACGTCTCCTGACAGAACTCAAGGTAGCCCTCCAGCTCGAAGGGCAGGTGTGTATCTCCTATGATTCCTACTCTGCTCATTTCTTCTTCCTCGCTGATCTCTCAGCATTAGTCTTCACTTGATGGCAGGGCTTACACAGTAGCTGGAACCCGTCAGCCTCGCAGAAGAGGCGCTCTACGAACTGCGGCAGGTCGTCGAAAGACTTGAGCGACCCAGCAGGTACGATGTGATCTACCTCTACCTCCTTGTTGGTGAACGTCT